TATAATTTTAGGACGCAAATGGCTTAAAACCGGGCGAGATTTTGAGCAGGCAAAAAAAGACCTTGAACTTACTGATTTTGAAGTAAGTATTGCGTCCAGTGCCGATAAAGTGTAAGAAATTAAGGAGCTAACAAAAATGAACGCATATGCAGAGCTAAGAAAACGGCAACAAGCCGAATTTGATGCCTTGCCGCTGGGTGCGGCATTTAGTGACAAGCAATTTTTTGAGTTGATGAAGCGTTGGGGGCTTGACGCAGAAAAGGACCGCAACAAGATTTATCGCTTGCCGGGCGGCATGTTCATAAAGAAAAAGGACGCTGCACTACTGGATGAAACAATGGCGAGGCACGACAGGGAGATCGCGGACGCGATTGCTGCCGACAAGACGGGAGAAGGTTTTATTCGCCAAATGTTCTTTTACGAACTGCGCAACCACGAGTATAGTTACACAGGAAATCTGGAAGAAACGCTAGATGCGCTTGGATATACAACAAATGATATTCTTGCAGACAAAAGACTTAAACACGGATTGGAGCTGGCAAAAGAAAAATTAAACTGCGAGTAAAACGAGCAAAAGCAGAAAGTCGCCAGCCTACGCCGTTAATGCCTGCACATGGACGGCGTACACGGGCGACTTGCTAACAGATAGCAAAAATTTGCTCTGGACACAAGCCGCTAAATGTGTCAAAATCTAATGAAAGGTGGTGATGTGGTAATGTACGTGTATAAAAAGCTTTACGAGAAAATGGATGGTCGGACTATGCGCTGGCTATCCAATAAAACAGGAATTTCAGCGCAAAATCTTTCGGCGAAGTTTTACGGAAAGGTAAAGTGGACGCCCAAAGACATGGAATCAATTTCGGCAGTTCTGGGTATTCCAAAAGAAAAATACTATTTTTATTTTTTCAACGATTTGTACAATTAAGCTGTGCAATGAAAGGCAGTACAATAATGACGATTGAAGAAGCAATGAAAAGCAAAGCGGCATTTTTAAGTCCTGCCGACATTGCTCCAATTTTGGGCAGCAACCCACAAACAATAAGATTGCAAGCGAGGTTGGGGACCATCGGCTTCCCTGTAGTACAAACGGGTAACAGGGTAAAAATACCACGATTACCGTTTTTAAAATTGTTAGGATACGAGGAGAAATGAAACCATGGGAAAGTATAACGAAATCAACAAGCAGTTAAAAGCTTTGGAAAATTTATTTTCTGCATACAGCAACGAATTAGGCAAATCAAATTTTGTGTTGCTTGAAAAGTTGCGCGCTGATATTGCCGACGAATACGGCAAGCTTACAAACACAATGAAGTCGATTCTCACACCTGATGAGCGTGATGTAGCATGATTGAAAAATTGTATAACATTGCCCCGCTATACCGCGAACTTGCGGACAGGCTTTGCGAGCTTGAAACTGGCGGAATTAAAACGTCAGAAGAAGCACAGGCTGTAAAAAATACACTTGAAAGCGTGACGGGCGAGCTGGAAGAAAAGGTAGAAAATATCACGTATCTTATCAAAGAGGCACAGCTTCGCATCGAGAATCGCAAGAAGCTTGTGCTTGAAATGCAGTGCAGCATAACAACGGATAAGGCGCTGGTTGCAAATTTATCGCAATACCTTATAAGCCAACTAAAAATAGCAGGTGTTAAAAAGATGGATGCGGGCGTCTACCGTGTGGGCGTAGTAAAAAACGGTGGCAAACTGCCTATCAATTGGCGGTTTACCGACATCGCAGAAATTCCCGAACGGTTTTTGAAAGAAAAAGTTGTTCGGGAAGTCAACAACGAAAAAGTGCGCGAAGCGTTGGATGCAGGTGAATAGCTCGTGTTTGCAAGCTATAAGGAATGCGGAGAAAGGCTAAGCATCAAGTAGGGAGGTACTTATGGGGCTGCCAATTATCATATATGGGAAAAGCGGCGCGGGGAAAACTCGTTCGCTGAAAAATTTCGGTACAGATGAAATCTTTTACGTTAACGTTGCGGGTAAAGCACTGCCGTTTAAAAAGCGGTTTAAATATACGTATCGTAGCGCAAACGTTACAAAAATTTCAGAATGCCTTGGCAAAATGCCGACAAAAACGGCAGTTATTGATGACACGACTTATATTATGATTGACAATTTCATGTGGGGACACAGTAAACCAAAAGTTGGAGCAAGTCAATTTGACCTGTACAACGACATTGCAGACGAAATTTATAGACTGTTAAATTTCATCTGCTGGAAATTGCCGCAGGATACAAACGTGTATCTTTTATGGCATGAAGATACAAATGATTACGGAGACACACGTCTACGGACAATTGGAAAGTTGCTTGATCAGAAAGTGTGTATTGAGGGCTTGTCAACGATTGTTTTGCGCTGTTGCACAGAGGGTACAGAACACTTTTTCAGCACAATAACAGACGGACGCGACATTACAAAGGCACCGGAAGAAATGTTTGACGCGGCGCGGATACCCAACGATTTAAAGGCTGTTGATGTGGCGATACGCGAATTTTACGCTGCACCAAACGCAAACGAAACGAAGAAAGGAGAAGAAGCCAATGTTTAAACCGGACAACTACGAAAAAGCTAAAGCTGTTACATTTGGCGAAAATACGCAGCTTGAAGCAGGCGGGTATGTCGTTTCAATCGTTAATGCGTATGAAACGACATCACAAAAAGGAAATTCAATGCTGGTTTTGTTGCTGGATATTGTCGAGGGAGAATATGCGCACTTCTTTACAAAACAACATGCCCTCGATGCAGGGAAAGAGTGGGGAAACGGCGGAATAATGCGGCTTATGTTGCCGAGCGTTGATGCAGAAGTTACGGATTGGAAATTGCGTCGCTTCAAAGGCTTTATAAAGGCGATAGAGGAAAGCAACCCAAGTTTTCACTGGAACTGGGACGAACGTTCGCTTGTGCGATGCGTTGCCGGGTGCCTATTCAGACGAGAAGAATTTATTGGACAAGACGGAGTTTCGCGTTTTAGCACAAAGCCATTTATGGTCATCTCTGCCGACAGAATTCGCGAAGGTAGATTCTCTGTTCCCACCGACAAACTGCTTCCAAGAGAGCAGAAAGAGTCAACTGGATTTATCGTCAATGATGATTGGGACAAGAAATTTACCACGCCGGCAGACGAGCAGCCGCTTTATCCAATTCCGAATGAAGAAATACCATTTTAGGCATTTTTGATAAAGTATAGCAAGGTGGTAAAACATGAGCGAAAGCACAAACGGAAGTAACGAGAGTTTTGTATTTTATAAGTCCTTTTATGAAGCTGTCGAAGATGAACCGGAGAACGTTCAGCTTGAATTTTTTAAGGGAATTATAAACTACGCGATATACAATAAAAAGCCAGAGTTAAATGGCGTTGCAAAAGCGGCATTTGTTATTGCAAAACAGAATATAGACGCAAGCATGCGCAAACGAGAAAATGGCAGAAAAGGCGGCGCTCCGTCTTGTAATCAAAATGCAAGAAAACAACAAAGTAACCAACGGTTGTTAAAACAACCAACGGTTGTTTCAAAAACAACCAATGGTTGTTTCAAAAACAACCAACGGTTGTTTACTAAAACAAGCACTGCTACTGTTACTGCTACTGATACTGTTACTGCTACTGATACTGTTACTGCTACTGATACTGATACTGTTACTGATACTGTTACTGCTACTGATACTGTTACTGCTACTGATACTGTTACTGTTACTGATACTGATACTGTTACTGATACTGATACTGTTACTGATACTGTTACTGCTACCGTAACTGTAAAAGATAATAAAGATAATGCAGACATCCCTTATACAGAAATCATTCAATACTTAAATAAAAAAACGGGTTCAAAATATTTGGCACATACCCCAAAGACAAGAGCACTAATTCATGCAAGGTGGAGCGAAGGTTTTAGATTGGACGACTTCAAGAGCGTCATTGACAAAAAGGTCGCTGAATGGAAAAATACAAAATTTGAAGCGTATTTACGACCGAGTACACTTTTTGGGACGAAATTTGAAAGCTATCGCAACCAAAAACTGCCACAAGCTTTTGTTACGGGGGACTTGCCGTTTTAGGGAGGCGGAATTTTGAACACTTTAAGAGGTATCGCGGATTCTTTTGTGCTTCGCTTAGCATTGTCACAAAAAAGCGGTTCAAAGGAAGAAGAAAAAAGCGGTAAAGAAAAACCGTTAGAGGTTTGCAAAACCTGCGGAAAGCCAAAACAAATTCAGCATGTCCTTTTTGGGGAAATGAAAACGTTTCCCGTTCTTTGTGACTGCGAAAAAGCGGCAATAAGAAAACGCGAGCACGACGAAAAGGCGCAACGGCTTACAGATGTTTGCTTCAGCGGCAGTAGGGCATACAGCAGGTTATACAATGCAAGACTTGACGATAAGCAGTATCACGCTGACATTGCAGAGAAATTAAAAGTCTATTGCAAAAATTTTGAACAGATGGAGCGAGAGCAGCAAGGATTGCTGCTATATGGTACTGTCGGGACAGGGAAAAGTTATTTGGCGGCGGCGGTTTGCAACCGGCTTATACAGCAGGAAATAAATGTAAAGTTTACAAGCCTGCAAGAAATTGAAACTGTTATGAAATCATTACCATACGAGCAGCAAGCGGAAGCTTTGACTAGATTGGATGCTTTTCGGCTGTTAGTATTGGACGATTTGGGAGCTGAACGTAATAGCGAATACATGAATCAAATTGTCTACGACGTTGTAAATCGTCGCTGGTTAAGCGGCAAGCCGTTAATTGTTACGACAAATTTGTCAATATCTGAATTAAAAACACCGAAAGAACAGGTTACAGCTCGTATTTATGACAGGATTTTGCAGCAGTGCTTCCCGATTAAGGTTGATGGCGAAAGTCTGCGTCGAGAAGATACGAAAACTCGTTTCTTTAGAATGCAAAACATTTTAAGACTAAATACTTAGTTTTACGACATCTATCACAAGAAACGAACAAAAAAATAAGGCTCCGCGCTTATGCAAAAACGCGGAGCCACCAGAAAAACGGAAAGGGAGGTATGCCATTACCATCACAAGTATGGCATACAGAAAGGAAAATGTCAATGATAAGCGCAGAGATGGTTGAGTATCTTGACGGGACGGACGCAATAGAGATGTACAACGCTGGCATGAGCTATAAGAGTGTCGGCAAGGCAGTGAGTGTGGACGGCAGCACTGTCGGATTGTACATAAGGCTAAAGCGTGCAAACGGCAAGGAACTGCGGAAACGCACAAAGACGCCGCCATGGACGGATGAGGATTTGCAGAAGCTTGTGAAGCTGTACAAGGCAGGCAAAAAGCGGGCGGCAATAGCTGCTGCGTTGGGACGCAGCGCGGCAGCAGTGAGCGGGAAGCTTTTTCGTGTGAAGCGCGATATGTAAAGGGGATATGCCAAATGCCAAAAGAAAAGGGAAACAAAAAGAAAAAGTCCGTGGAAAAAGTCAGCAGCGCCAAGGACGCGCTTGTCGCGTTCGATGTGCTGCAAAAGGACCTGAAAAAGGCGGCGGCAATGCTGACGCTGAACGAGGCGCGTTTTCTGGTTGACCTGTACTATACGATACAGAAATATCGTATTAGGACAAACAACCAGCTGCGCGGGGAAAAGAAGGCGGAAGCCTTCGAGTCAGAAGCTGCGGAGGCGGAGGACAACGAAAGCTTTGCATTACCAGCAGGCGAGGACGGCAAGCCTAACGCGCTGATTGCATTCTTCGGGCGCAACTACGAAACGACGGAACACGACATAAAGGTCGTACTGGAAAAGTACGCAAAGAGCAAGCCGATCTGCCGCTGGATGATGAGCATTACGGGAATTGGTCCAATTATCGCGGCGGGACTTTACGCGCATATTGACATAAAAAAGGCAAATTCGGCGGGCGCAATTTGCAAGTTCGCGGGTGTTGCGCCGGGATTTGACAAGCTTGTAAAAGGGCAGAAGTCCCCGTTCAACAAGAGTCTGAAAACGCTTGTGTGGAAGATTGGCGAAAGCTTCCTGAAGCAGAGCGGACGCGAAAGCGACGTGTACGGGCACATACTTCTTGCACGCAGGGAATACGAAACGGCAAAGAATGAGAACGGCGAATACGCAGACGAGGCGGCGGCGGACCTCAAGGGCAAAAACATCAAGTCAGCAGAGCTGAAAAGGTCGCTTGAAGCGGGAAAACTGACGGCGGGACATATCTTGCAGCGGTCAAAGCGATATGCCGCAAAAATGTTCCTGTCCCACCTGTTTATAGCGTGGAAAACTCTTGACACTGGCGAAAAGCCTGCTGCGCCGTATCCGCTGGCGATACTGGGGCACAAAGACGAAATTCCTGTGCCGAACTGGGAGATTATAGAGGACGAACTGAGAAAGAAGCGGACGACGCAGCAAAGCCGAGAGGAATGATAACACGAGTGGAACGAGCGAGCCATTATTTTAGATAAATCATGGGCGTAAGAGCGAGCCAAACGCGGTAATCAACCGTTTCGACTAAGTGAGATTGTATGAATGCTCCATGGTTTGGGAATGAGCCAGGCAAAACGATAAACCGATAGCGTCAAGCGAACCGTTAAGAAGGATAAACCGACATAGTTGAGTGAACCATTATCCTTGATGACACAACGGAACTGAAGTGAGCCGTTTTGGGTAATGACGCATAACATACTAGCGAGCCGTAAAATCAGATATTCCAATTGAGTAGAGCGAGCCGAGATGAAAGATAACCCAATTCAGGATAAGTGAGCCGGTATGGACGATATTTCAAAACCAAAAAGTGAACCGATAGGAGAGATACCACCAATCTTAGAGAGCGAGCCATAATCGTGTATGCCCCAATAGGTTAGGAACGAGCCAATGTTGTAAACGCTTCACGCATGTAGAGCGAGCCAGCGAGTTGGACAACCCAATAAAGCTACAGCGAACCAGAGGGAAAGAATAACCCGGGGTACACAAGTGAGCCTGTTAACAGGATAAACCATGTAATACAAGCGAGCCATAAATAATGATGAAACAAACCGATGGAGCGAACCGAACAGAACGAGAAAGGAGGACCAACAATAACATCCAAATACCATTCAAGGAAAACCGTAATTAACGGGCACATTGTTGACAGCCGCAGGGAGGCACGACGTTATCAGGAGTTGCTGCTGCTGCAAAAATGCGGCGAGATTTCCAATTTGGCGCGACAAGTAAGGTTTCAGCTTTTACCGAGCCAAAAGGGAAGCGACGGGAAAACGATTGAAAGACCGGTAAGCTACGTTGCGGATTTTGTGTATATGCACAACGGCAAAAAAGTTGTAGAGGATGTAAAAGGATTTAGGACGCCAGATTATATTTTAAAGCGGAAAATGATGTTGTTTTTTCATGGCATCCGTATTTTGGAAACTTAAAGCAACAAGCTGTGCAATCGAGGAGGATAAGTTATCATGGAATTTTATAAAGATATAGATTTAGAGTGCTATTTTGTTCCCTTGCTATGCGACAAGGCACATGAGCCTCAGCTGCCGACAAGAGCAACAAAAGGAAGCGCGGGATATGACTTTTTTATGCCGCATGACGTGACTATTCCTGCGCACGGCTATTCGGAACTTATCAAGACAAACGTGGCGGCACACATGCCGAAAAATGCCGTGCTGCTGCTTGCCATACGCTCCAGTCTTGCAATGAAACGCCACCTGCTGCTGGCTAACGGCGTGGGCGTCATAGACAGCGACTACTTCAACAATCTTGACAATTTGGGCAACATTGGCGCAGTGCTGTACAACAACAGTGGCGAGGACGTAAAGCTAAAAGCCGGGGAACGGTTTATGCAGGGAATTTTCGTATCGTTCCTCACGACGCACGATGACGCAGTGCAGACGCAGCGCACGGGCGGCTATGGCAGTACGGGGAAAAGGTGAAAATACACAACGGAAAGGAAAACAGAAAATGGAGACAAAGGGATATAAGGTGTTCAATTCTGATTGGACGTGCAGGGGATTCCAGTACAAGGTTGGCGAAACGTATGAGATTGCCGAAGAACCTGAGTTGTGCAAGCAAGGTTTTCATTTTTGCAAAAAGGCGGTGAACTGCTTTTACTATTACAACTTCAATCCGGAAAATAAAGTTGCGGAAGTACGGGCATTAGGTGATGTTGATACGGACGGAACAAAGAGTTGTACGAACAAGATTCAGATTGTCCGTGAAATTCCGCGGGGGGAATTGCTTGAATTAGTAAATACGGGAAATGGTTGCGCTGGACTTTGGAACAGCGGCAATTGTAACAGCGGCAATTGGAACAGCGGCGATTGTAACAGCGGCAATCGGAACAGCGGCAATTGGAACAGCGGCAATCGGAACAGCGGCAATCGGAACAGCGGCAATCGGAACAGCGGCAATCGGAACAGCGGCGATTGTAACAGCGGCGATTGGAACAAATGCAATTTTTCCAATGGATGCTTCAACACGGACGAACCGAAAATTTATCTGTTTAACAAGCCGTCTGAATGGACTTATTGGGATTGGGTTAACAGTGAAGCCTGGCGTATTCTGGAACGGATTCCCGGTGATGTGCTTGAATACGTTCCCTTTTCGGATATGACGGATAAAGAAAGGGAAGCACACCCGGAAGCGGAAACGACAGGCGGTTATTTGAAGGAACTGGACAATTCCAAATGCGGTAAAATCTGGTGGCGTAGACTTTCGGACGCTGAAAAAGAAATCATCAAGGGGATTCCGAATTTCGACGCCGCAATTTTTAAGGAGATTACGGGAGTTGATGTAAGCGAGTGAAAGGAGCGGACAGGAATGAGTTATCAGAAAAGATTGTCGAGATAAATAACGCACTTAATGACGTAGACCATTGCATGACGCCAGCAAAGTGTCCGCCTATATATGACGTGACACTCACGACACAACCAAGGGCGGGTATGGCGTTCGCCCGAGATTCCAGTTGAGGGAATGAAGTTGGCGGCGCGAGTAGTTTTTGTTCTCGGCAGCATTGAAGTTTACGACGCCAGCATTGACGATTATGTAGTCATAGAGCCAGATTTTTATAATCTTTTCGGCGAGGCGTGCCACACGAAGGCGCACCTAAAGGGAATGAAAAAGATGGCGCGCAAGGCGGAGCGAGTACATGCTCGCGTGCGCGCTTATTGGGCGAGAGAGGCAAAAAGAAGCATAGATGGGTGATGGCAAATACGTCTACAGACTGTACATGTTTGGATACAACGGCAGCGAAAAAATGATGCTTTTTCGCACGAAGGCAGAAGCGGAAAAGGCGGCAAAACGGCTGAATGCAATGCAGACTTACGGCGTGGAGTTCTATGTTGCAGAATGTTCGCCGGAACGCCTTTACACCGCGGCTGAGGCAGTGGAGTGCGCCATAAAGTATGGACTGGTAAAGGATATAGCAGGCACACAAAATGCGTAAATGACCAGCAAATAAGGAGGGAAGAATTGGCAGCAACAAATCAGATACCGAGCCTATTTAACGACTACGATGACTTTATAAAAAAATTCAAGCCGAAAAAGACCACGGACGACTGCATGACGCCGCCGGAGATTTACGAAATCGTGAAGGACTGGGCGTGCCGGGAGTACGGCATCGACCCGGCGAAGGTCGTCCGTCCCTTCTGGCCGGGTGGGGATTATGAGCACTTCGACTACTCCGGCGGCGTCATGCAGTCGTCCGTGGTCTTTTTCGGCTTGAATTTTTTTATAAAGTCATCGTAG